CTTGATCAGTATCTTTATCAGCATGAGACATCAACTGACGCGGATACGCGCCCAATGACGTCTTCTTTTCAGACCGGTTACTTTGCCATGACTGATGCGGACGTTAAAATGTTTGTTGATCAAATATGGCCGGATATGAAGTGGGGATATTACAACGGTTCTCAAGGAGCAAACGTAAAAATAACTTTTTATACGGCCGATTATCCCGGAGATACCCCCATTACTCACGGCCCGTACGTAATGACTAACTCGACAAAGTTTATAACTCCAAGAATACGAGGGAGGCTCGTTTCTATTAAGGTTGAGAGTAGCGACATTGGGTCGTTTTGGCGGCTTGGTAATATACGCTATCGTTCGCAGATTGACGGGAAATACTAATGGCCGCGTCTCTTGATGACATTCTAACAACACAAAAGAACGGCGTTATTGCGATCAATAACATCGGTATTGCGGCGACCGGTCTGTGGAACTATTCGCGGGGAACCCCTTTGAGTTCTGGGGCCGCAACGACGGCGTCTTTTGCGAACCTATACACTGTGCCGACAGGTAAACAAGTCGCTATCGTAGACATGGAAATATGCAATACCGGCTCTTCGCCAGCCACATTCAGCATTTGCCTCGTGCCGCAGGGCGAGGCAGCCGACGCGAGCACTGCTGTTTTTTATGACGCACCAATACCGGGGAACACAACGGTTCAATGGACCGGACAACAAGTCCTGCTGGCTGGCGGGAGTGTCCAATCCAAGGCATCCACGACCGCCGTTTCAATTAAAATTGGTGGGGGGCCGGGCCAATGACCATTACAGTTTATCCTCCTTATGGATCAACAATAAACAACGCCATCTATACGCAATTTGGCGGTGGAACGGTAGACGCCTTTGGTCGTTTGCGGGTGTCTAGTCCGTACACTGTTTTTGATGCGCAGTCTCGATTTGAGTCTACAGCTTCTTATAGTTATGTTACAGACACCGGCGGCACTACTGCATACAATACCAATAAGTCATCTGTGAACTTGAATGTAACAACAACGTCTGGCTCTCATGTTCTAGCTCAGACACGCCGCACTTTCCCGTACCAGCCCGGTAAGAGCCTGTTGACGATGCAGACTTTTACCATGAACACGGCTACCACAAACCTGACGCAGCGGGTCGGATATTACAACGGAAATAACGGTGTTTATTTGGAGCAGGGTCCTAACGGCGTAACGTTTGTTATCCGCACTTATACTGGTGGCTCCGTAGACGATACACGCTATGTTGCTCAATCTAATTGGAACGGAGACAAGCTGGATGGAACCGGTCCATCTGGCGTTACACTTGATTTAACAAAAACCCAAATTCTTTGGTTTGATTTTGAGTGGCTTGGGGTTGGTAATGTCCGCTGTGGGTTCGTTATCAATGGCCAGTATGTTATTTGCCATACCTTTGAGAACGCCAATTTCCAGACTGCGGTATATATGCAGACTGCAATTTTGCCGCTTAGGTATGAGATATTTACCACCGGCACGACCGCTGGCGCGGCCACTTTGCAGATGATTTGTTCTACGGTAATTTCTGAGGCTGGATACCAACAAACATCTCAAAGATACATTGCCCGAAGAGACTCAAATGGCATAACGGTAGCCAATAACACTGGTCTTGATTTTACGCCTCTGGTATCAATCCGTGTAAATTCAAGTTATTATGGTGCTGTTGTCTTGCCGGAAGGAATACAATTCTACCCAACAAGCAGCGGTTCAACCGGTTACGAAGTTGTTTTAATAAAGAACGCGACGCTTACCGGGGCAACATGGGGCGGGACAGCCCTGTCTGGTGGGCAAGTGGATGTTGATCTGGCGGCTACGGCAGCTACTGCTACGGCAAATAACATAGTCCAGACCTCATATGCGGCTGATGCCTCGCAGTCTACCTTCAGCACTGACGTTCCGACTGGTTATAATTTCTCCCTCCAGTTAGGATATAACGCTACTCTGACAGGGGAAGGATTTGCCAGCAGTGATACCTATACATTGGCAGCCCGTGGGTTGAATAATAGCCCAGTGGGCGCTGGTACGGGTGCTCTCTCATTCTATAACTTGACGGTGTAAAAATGCCCCTGAAGCGCGGTTCATCTCAAAAAACTATTAGTTCCAACATCTCGGAGATGGTGAAGGCTGGTCATCCTCAGAAGCAGGCTGTTGCCGCGGCGCTTGAAACCGCTCGAAAGGTGCGGGCGACGGGCGGGAAGGCTAGGATGCCGAACGTCAATGATGTACCAAAAGAGCTTCGCGAATTGGCCCCTGCGCCAAAAGGCTTGCCGCACGTTAATTCGCTGAATGTCGACAAGAAGTTTTGGATTGACGAGCCGGAAAAGAAAAAGTCCGGCGGCCCAACAAAAGCGCCCCTGCCGACCGGCGCTCCAGAAAAGCTCCACGTTGGGCCTATTCACAGCCCGGTTGCCGGGCGTACCGATCACCTGCCGATGCACGTCCCGAGCGGCGCTTACGTCATACCCGCCGACATTGTTTCGGCGCTGGGTGAGGGTAACACTATGGCGGGCTTCCGCGCCGTCAAAATAATGTTTAAGGATGCTGGCGGCGCTACAATCACTGACGCTGAACAGGAGGGGGATCCGGTTGCTATTGTCGCCGCTGGCGGCGAATACGTCTTGTCTCCCGAGGAAGTAATGTGGGCCGGTAACGGCGACATGGACCGGGGCCACAAGGCTCTGGATGAGTGGGTAAAGGGCACCCGTTCTGAAACAATAAAGACGCTTCAAAAGCTGCCCGGACCCAAAAAAGATTGAGGAGAGGGTTAATTGGCTGAGAAAAAGGGTGAAAAACGCAATAATCTGGTCGTCCGTGTAGCAACTCCGGACGATCTTGAAGAGATAATGGCTCTGGCAATGGCCGCCTGCGAGGAGAATGGCTTCGTTTTGCCAAGTCAGGAAAAGCTACTGTACGAGATATGGCCAGCATTAAATCGAGACAAGGGTATCATTGGCGTAATTGGCGAGCCGGGGGGCGCCGCGGAAGGGGCAATCCTTTTGAGAATTGGTAACATATGGTATAGTGACCACCAAATTCTCGAAGAACGCGCCGTGTTCATTCATCCTGATTTCAGGGCGGCGAGCGGTGGTAGGGCTAGAAAACTATGTGATTTCGCCAAAAAAGTCTCGGATGAGCTTGGCTTACCCCTAACGATTGGCGTCCTTTCCAATCAAAGGACGGAGGGGAAGGTCAGAATGTACCGAAGAATTTTTGGTGAACCCTCCGGTGCTTTTTTCCTGTATGGGAAAAGAACTGGAGAGTGGAAGCCTGCTGCAGAGTAGAGCTTCCCGCTACCCGGCCAAGGCCGGAAACGGAGAAATGGTATGGGCGGTGGCAAGACGCAAACTACTACACAGCAAGTACAAATACCCCCCGAGGTACTTGCTAGATACAATGCCGTAAACGCCCGTGCCGAAGCTGTCGCAGAACAACCGTTTCAAGCCTACAGTCAGGATCCCAACGCCTTTGTTGCGCCGCTTACCGCCACGCAGCAGGCTGGCATATACAATGTAAATCAGGCCGCTGGAGCTGCACAGCCTTACTATCAGGCTGGCACAAATTTGACTATGGGCGGAGCGCAAAACGTTGGGCCATTAACCCAGCAGCAAATTCAGTATTATCAAAACCCATATACTCAAGCTGTAGCAGACCCAACTATCGCCGCCCTCAGACAGCAGCAGGGTGAACAAACTCAGGGTGCTATAGGAAATGCAATAAAGTCTGGCGCATTTGGTGGTGACCGGGCGGGCATTCAGATGGCTAATTTAGCCCGTCAACAGGGTCTTGGTATGGCTCAGGCCGTCAACCCGATCTACCAGCAAGCGTATCAAAATGCCCTCAATGCGGCCGTAGGTCAGCAAAACGTTGTTGCGCAAGATCTTCAACGCCAGTTGGCTGCAGGACAGCAACTTGGTGGTCTCGGCACTGGCGCACAGCAGGCCGCACTCAGTGGCGCACAAGCGCAATTGGCTGCTGGCACGACCGAACAACAGACGCAGCAGGCTGGCCTGCAGGCACTCTACAATCAATTCCAACAGCAACGTGCCTACCCGTTCCAGCTCGCGCAGTTCCTTGGCAACATCGCTATGGGTACCGGCTCTTTATCTGGATCCACGACCACGACGACGCAGCCTGCGGGCTTCTTCTCCGACGAACGCTTGAAGGAGAACATGCGGCCGGTGGGTGAGACTAAAGATGGCCAGACCATCTATAGCTTTAATTACAAAGGCGACCCCCGCACACAAATTGGTTTGTCTGCACAGGAAGTTGCCGAAAAGCACCCAGAAGCTGTCAATAAAGCTAAGGTTCCGGGTCTAGGTGGAGCAGAAGCCCTTACGGTGGATTACAAGAAGGCTACTTCTGATGCGGCCGAGAAGGCTGTCGGGGGCGGCTTACAGGGCGAAAGAATTGCCCCGAGACCGCCTATGTCAGCGCCCATGTCTTTGGGCTCGCTGAACCTCACTCCAATTGCTAATCCTTTCCAAACACAACCGCCGGGTGGTTTGGGCGGCGCTGCTCCGGCCATGCTTACCGGTAATATTCCAATCCAGCCGTTTGCGGGTGAAATCAATCGCGCCCCGCCGACGGAAGGCGTGTCCCTCGGCACTCGCGAAGGGTGGCAGGCCGAGCTGGCGTCTCTGTACAATGGGCGTCCGTTTGAGAGCGGTGAGCAGTACGCTAACATGCGTAGGCAGCAACTTATGAACAAATTGGCGGGCATTGACGCACAACCGATGGTCATCACTCCCCCCGCGCCCCCAGTAGTTGTAGATAATTGGAATTACGACGATAACTGGGCTCGCGGCGGGTACGTTGATGAGCCGGGTTACTATGGTGCTGGCGGCCGTCCTGAGCGTGCTCGCGGGGGTATGAGCGATTCGACATGGAAAGCCATT